ATTCTTTTATAAGAAGCATCTTTTCCTAAATTAATAATAGCTTTAGTTCTTTTTGCAGTAGGTGTTTTAATAGTAGTAGATTCATCTACGGCCATCATTGTTTTATGTGTTCTTAAAAATCGATCAGCAAAGTCAATTCCTTTTTTCGTTGATAATGCTTCAACGTTCATAATTAAAATATGTAAATTATAATCAGATTGTAATAACAAATCATATTCTTGTTGTTTCTTTTTAGAAACAGTTGCTGTCCACAATACACTTACAGGTTGTATATGATCTGGTAAATGATTCGGTATTTCTTGTGAGTACCAATTACGATACACTCCTTTAGGGGCTATAATTAAAGCACCATTGATTTTACCCGAGTCATAAAGCATAGCAATATTATCTACTAATACTTTAGATTTACCTGTTCCCATTTCCATAAAGTATGCATAAGCCTCTTTATTCCAAGACTTTTTTAAAGCAGTTATTTGATGTGCGTATGGTTTTGTTTTAAATTTATAGTTCATAATTATTTTATTCTTTCTATTGACATAGATATAATAATCTTTATATAGGTGTCAAGATAATATTAGAATGAAGAATAAAATTTTTGAATTACATAAACCAAAATCACTTGCGGAGTTTTTACAATTTTATAAAGACAATCCAAAAGAAAATTTTGTATACGTATTGCAGGAACCTCCTGCTAATATAAATATATTAGGTGCATCTAACTTTGGATATTTAGTTATTTGTTTGCCTAACTATGGACCAGATTCACAAATTATTTTTTCATCTTCACCTTTTGTGTTTAAGATGAGAAAAAATTTAAGAGACTTTAGAAAACAAGATTATTTATTGTTAACAGGAGATCCTGCAGTCATTGGTATTTCTTGTGCAATTGTGTCAGACCAAACTAATGGTCAATTTAATCTCTTGAAATGGGATCGACGAGAGGCTAAATACTATCCTATAAATTTCGATCTCTATCAGAAAGGATAATACAATGAGTAACGAACTAACAAACTTGATGGAACAGGATCAAGAACATCTAATAGAAAAGACAGATATTGAATCTTTATCTTTACAATGTCAAAGACTTCAAGATATTGAAAAGCAAATTAAAGATTCAGAAGAACACACTAAAAATTTAAAAACAATGTATGATCAGATTAGTTCAGAGATCATCCCTAATATGTTAGCAGAACAGGGATTAGAATCTTTGAAACTTGCCGACGGATCTTCTGTAGAAGTGAAGAGAAAGTATAGTTGTACTCTTCCCAAAGATGAAGATAAAAAACGTCAGGCGTATCAATGGCTTCGAGACAACGGGTTAGGTGATCTTATTAAAAATGAGGTTGCTGTAACTTTTGGTGTCGGAGAAGACAACAAGGCTAAGCAACTGCTGAACCTTGCAGCTGAACAAGGTTATGAACCTCAACAAAAAGAAAAAGTTGAGCCAATGACTTTGAAAGCTCTATATCGGGAGCGTATCGAGTCCGGGCTCGATATGCCTTCCGAGTTCTTTCATTTGTTTATGAAAGACGAAACTAAATTATCTCGGAAATAGGAGAAACGTGAATGGCGAACAGTGAAACAGCGACCGTGAAAAACGAAACGGGAACCGTGACTAAAGCAAAAGATAACTTGCCTACGGCAAGTTTCTTTGAGGCCGATGCTCAAGTAGGCTTCGAGAATATGGAGCAAAGCGATTTAGCTTTACCATTTCTAAGAATCTTGGGACAACTATCACCACAAGTAAACAAGCGTGATGCTAAATATGTACAAGGTGCAGAACCTGGTATGATTTACAACACAGTGACTAGTGAACTTTATGATGGTGAAAAAGGTATCAATGTAATTCCTTGTTATTACAAAAGGGAATATATTGAATGGCAAGATAGAGGTGAAGGAGCAGGTGCTCCTGTTGCAGTTCATTCTGCAAACAGTAGTATTATCTCTGAAGCTACTAGAGATTCAACCAATAAAGATAGGTTGAAGAATGGTAACTATCTTGAAAATACTGCGTCGTATTTTGTGGTTATTACAAAAGATACAGGTGCAGAAACTGCGTTGCTTACAATGAAATCAACACAGTTAAAGGTAAGTAAGACTTGGAATTCAATGATGAATGGATTGAAACTCCAAGGATCAAAAGGACTTTTTACTCCACCTATTTACAGTCACATCTATAATTTAAAGACTGTACAACAATCAAACGACAAAGGTACTTGGTTTGGTTGGGCTGTATCTAAAGTGGGTCCAGTAAAAGAGAAAAATCTTTACGAACAAGCAAAAGGATTTGCAGACAGCGTGAGAGGAGGCGATGTTCAAGCAAAACACGTAAAGGATGAGAGGACAGAAGAGAACGTACCGTTCTAACACTAAGGGGGCGAAAGCCCCCTTTTTTAATAATGGAGAATAAATGAAAGAAAAATTTAAAAATATATTTGAAGGGCTAAAGATTGCCTATGGACAATATCAGAAAGGAGATAGAGATGAGAATGGAAAACAAAAAGGTAAAGCGTTTATCGTTAGGGGGAATGTTACAGATGATCTTTGGGAGAAACATCTTAAGGGTGAAGGACCTGCTCTTGGGATTATACCGATTACCGAAAATAATACTTGTCGTTGGGGGTGTATTGATATTGATGAATATAATTTTGATCATCGTAGCCTTATCAATAATATAAGGTCATTAAATTTACCTTTAGTTGTGTGTAGATCTAAATCAGGTGGAGCACACGTATTTTTATTTACAAAAGATTTTATTCCTGCATCTCAAATGCAGGGTGCATTAAAGAAGATGGCCATAACTTTAGGATATGAAGGTTCTGAAATATTTCCTAAACAAGTAGAAATACTCGTGGAACGTGGTGACACAGGTAATTTCTTAAACTTACCTTACCACAATCAAATGAAAGGACTTAGATATGCGATCAAAGATAATGGCGAAGCTGCTACAATGGAAGAATTCTTTGAGCTCTATGATAAATACGCTCAAGAAAAAGTGGAGAATGTTGTAATACAAAAACCAAAAATAATAGAAGCGTTTGAAGAAGGTCCACCTTGTTTAAATAAATTAGCTAAAGATGGATTTGGAGAGGGTGCAAGAAATAATGCTTTATTTAATATTGCTGTTTATTTTAAACAAGCAAAGCCAGATAGTTGGGAAGATGAATTAATTAAAGCAAACATAGAATATATGAAACCACCTTTAGGTAATACAGAAGTTCAAATGTTAATTAAATCAGTTAATAGAAAAGGATATGATAAATACAGATGTAAAGACGCTCCTATTAATTCTGTATGTAATTCTGCTCTATGTAGAATGAAAAAATTTGGAGTAGGATTTGGTGAAGAAGAAATGCCAATACTAGGTAATCTAACCAAGTATGCATCTAAACCACCTCAATGGTTTTTAGATGTGGGTGAATCAAGGATAGAATTAAAAACAGAACAATTATACAATGCAGGATTATTTGCTTTGGCTTGTTTAGATCAAGCTAACTTAATTGTTCCTGTACCAAAACCAAAAGATTGGAAGAATCATTATTTAAAATCTTTAATTGATAATGGATTGCAAGAAATAGAACCTTTAGAATCTTTGGATCCAATGAATCAGATTACTTCTTTATTGCAAGATTGGACTACGAATAGACAATCAGCAAGAACAATGGATGATATCTTTAATAAACTTCCTTTTACAGATGATGCTAGAGAATTTACTTATTTTAGAATGGAAGATTTTTATAATTATTGTAAGAAAAATAATTGGGAAATGGATAAAATTAAAACAGGTAATTTATTAAAACAATTGGATTGTTTTGTAGATGAGGTAAGGGTTCAAGTTAAAAAACAAAACCCAAGACTAATTAAGATAAAAACAATGAAAAAAACAGAAGCAAGTGTATCACAAGTTGCTTATCAAGAAAATCATTTTTAATGAAAGATGTAGGTGTTAATTGGCATTTAAGGTTTAGAATGGAGATTGAAGTACTGAAAAATGAAAAAATGATACTAGAATTAGAGAATCTTTCTTTAAGACATAAACTATTACAATATGAAAACGATAATACTAGGACCACCCGGGACGGGGAAGACAACAACGTTATTAAATTTAGTAGATGAATTTATTCAACAAGGTGTACGTCCAAAACAAATAGGTTATTTTTCTTTTACAAGAAAAGCTGCTAGAGAAGCATCTTCTAGAGCTGCTGAAAAATTTGGATTAGATATAGAAACCGATTTAGAAAACTTTAGAACGCTTCATTCATATGCATTTAAAATGCTATCAATGACAAAAGAAAAAATGATGAAGCCAGAAGACTATAAAGAATTTGGGCATAAATGTGGTATTCCTATTAAGGTAGCTAAATTTTCAACAGAGGATGGAACCTTTAATTCTGATAATGAATATTTAACTATCATTAATACAGCTAGAGTAAAACGAATGGATCTATTAGATTACTATGATTCTAGAAAAAACATTTTAGATATAGAAAGAAACACACTTTATTTATTATCCGAAGAACTAGAACGTTTTAAAAGAGAAAAAGGATTAAAAGATTTCACAGATTTATTAGAAGATTTTATTGAAAAGGAAATTAGTCCTAGATTTGAAGTATTATTTATTGATGAGGCACAAGATTTATCTTTATTACAATGGGATATGGTACGACAAATATGGAAAAATGCAGAGAAAACTTATATTGCAGGAGATGATGATCAAGCTATTTTTAAATGGGCAGGAGCAGATGTAGATCATTTTATAGCGTTAAAAGAAGAAGTAGATAATATTAAAACATTAGAACAATCTTATAGAATACCAGGTGGTCCTATTCATCAATTGTCTCAAAAAATTATTAGTAAAGTACAAAATAGATTTAATAAAGAATATAAACCAAGACAAGAGATAGGTATTTTAAAACGATATTCAGATGTAACTCAAATAGATATGAGTGATGGTGATTGGCTTGTGTTGTCTTCAGCAAATCATTTTTTAGATGATGTAAAAGAATTATGTGAATTACGTGGTTGGTACTATCAATATAAAGGACAGAATTCTATTAGTTTAAAACTATTATTTGCATTAAATAATTGGGAGAATTGGAGAAAGGGTGGCAGTTTAACAAATATAGAAATAAAAAATATATATGAATATTTAGGAACAAGTGTAGCAGATGGGTTTAGAACAGGTAAATTATTACGTTCGGAAGAAAAATATACATTAGCAGAATGTAAAGAAAAATACGGTTTATTGACAGATAAAGTTTGGTACGAATCTTTTGAAGGACTAGACACTTTCACAGAAAACTATATAAGGAATATGAGAGCAAATGGTGAGAAAATAAATAAGAATCCAAGGATTGTAATGTCTACAATTCACGGAGCTAAAGGAGGAGAGGCAGAAAAGGTGTTATTATTACAAGATTTAACGAATGCAGCGTTAGAGACGTTTGCACACGATCCAGATGAATTGCATCGTTTATTTTATACAGGTGCAACTAGAGCTAAGAAAGAATTACATATTGTAGATCCAAAGAACTTTGACCGTGCTTATTTAATATGAAAAAACTATATAAAAAACTACTACAATTAGGTGTTGTTAATAATAAGGTTACACTAAATGAATTAAAATTATTACTAAAGGATATAAAAAATGACCAATAAATCAATGTTTGATAAAATAATAAATGCATCTGAACGTCAAGAGGGAGGAACTCATTATAATAAATATAGTATTCAACCCTATGCATTTACAAGAAGCAATAACTTGTCTTTTTTTCAAGGAAACGTAATTAAATACGTAGTCAGGTATAAAGATAAAAATGGAATAGAAGATTTGAAAAAAATTATTCATTACTGTGAATTAGAAATTGAAGAAATGAAAAAGGAAGAGAAATGAGAACTACACAAATTCCTTTATTTACTCCTGAAACAGAATGGGTAATGCCTGATGAATTAAAAGATTTAACAGGTTATAAAGAAATTGCGGTAGACTTGGAGACCAATGATCCAGAGTTGACTACTCTTGGATCGGGGAACGTGGTTGGACGTGGTCATATAGCAGGAATAGCTGTGGCCGTAGAGGGATGGTCTGGTTATTATCCTATTGGTCACGAACAAGGAAATATGGACCGCGGATTGGTTTTATCTTGGTTAAAAGATTTATTTAAAAAAGAAAACGTTACCTTTATTTTTCACAATGCAATGTATGATGTGTGTTGGTTACGATCTGTTGGAATACATATCAAAGGAAAAATTGTAGACACAATGATTGCAGGATCTTTAATTAATGAAAATAGATTATCTTATCGTTTAGATTC